TCCGCAGTTCTTTGTGCTAATCTGGCACTTTCTGCCGCATTATCAGCACTGCTTTCATTCATTCTAGACAACATAGCCATATTTCTATCGCTACTTATGTCCATTTGGTCCTCAGCTATGCCCATCATTTTGTCATAACCTGCGGTAACACCACTCATAGCCTGTTTGTATCGACCTTGTTGAGCCTCTATGTCTATGGCATCATTTTTTCCAGATTTTTTATCAATCCATTTGCTTAACCAACTCATAACTGTACCTTATCTCTCAGTTTAATATACTTATTTTTTAAATTCAAAACCACTAGCAGATGAGCTAGAGCTTCTTATCCAACCTTTGTTACTTTTTATCTCTAAATAGGGGGTATCCTTATCTACAACAACTCTTATACGACCAATTCTACCAGCAGAACTTCCACCTTCTTCTTTTTCGTCTAGTTTTTCATTGACATCGTCTAATTGTCTTGCAACTTCATTCAACCAACTACTTCCTACATTATCGCTGAATAAACTGGTAGGTTTACCAACGTTTTTGTACTTTTTAAATATTTTTCTTATCTTCTTCACTATTTAGGTCTTTTAGGTTTGAATATTACAGATGCCGCTTTTGCTCTAACATCCCCAGTAGAGCCATTAGTTCCCTTTAATCTAAGCTTTATCCAATGTAATTTGCCGTTGTCAGCACTAGCAAGTTTAATAGCTGAATTTTGAGAACCAGAAAACTTTGTACTAATGTCTACACCCGATTGCCAAGACGAATCGTTATCTGGTACTTTATACTTAATTTCTGTATTATTTCTGCTAGTGCCTTCAACTTTTATGTTTCTGACCTTTTTATCGACCATAGTGTCACCCATACCCAGTTTTTTAGAGTGCCATTCCCAGTCTGCTCTTTCGCTAGTATTAGCTAAGTATTTACAAATTTTATTATTATCAAGTAATAGGATAGTGTGTCCATCCTTTGTTAACAAGGTATCTATAACCTTTCTATCTGTCTCCCATAAATCCCATCTTTGTTTATTTAAAGAGAAAGCCCAACATCTATGATAAGATGAACCACTTATTGTGCGAGTAAAAAATACTAGAATAGCTTTTCTCCTAGCATCATACCCAAATCTAACATTATCTTTCTCTTCATTTGTTATATTCAACCAGCCATAGTCTTCGATATTTAAAATATTATCACCTATATTAACAACTTGTGGAGTTGAGATATAGATATTTCTGTAGTCTGCCCAAACAAATCCACCATCAGTAACCATTTGAGAACGAGGACCAATACAACCTATACCTTCAACAACATCTTCTATAAACATACTTTCTGGATTTATCATTGCCATTTGACTTGCACTAAAAGCATATAGCTTACCTTGAAATCCGTGCATAGCTGTTGGTACAAATGGTAATTGTATAAAATCTTTTGACCAATCAAATATAGAATATTTACCAGCTTGAGACCTGAAAATGTAATTACTAGCATCTTCTATCTCATTATGCTCACAATTTCCTACAAACATATAGCCATTTACTTGGGCATTTAAGGAGTATTTTATATCAAGGCTATACATATTCTCACTAATCCCATTTATAGCCTCATAGGTAGCTTCAGCGTCTCCTGTGTCGACTACATCAAACTCCCAGTAACCAGTTGTACCATTCCAGCCAAATGATTTTAATTGTATCTCATCTATAAATCTATATAATGTCTGAGGGTCTGTAGAAGCATCATCCATAGATGTTGCTCTATAAACTGCTACACCAGTAACTCTTTTTGGTAAACTAAAACCACCTTTTATTTGAACAGTTACTTTTAAATGAGTACCAATATCCTTACCTGAGGCATTATCAGTCTCATCGTCATCATCATTGTCTTCACCAGCAGGTCCTGCCGCAGTTGTAGATAAGAAAGCTGTTTCTTGATAGCCATCAAGTATTAATGATGCTCTATAAAAAGCTGTATTCTGACCAGTTTCACCTGCCCATTTAGTATTAGCTACTTGAGTTGGAGTAGTAATGTTAAAATAATTCTCTCCTGATGTAAATAAATTACCTGCTTCACCACTTTTATTAGCAATAGGTCTAAATAAACCAATATCTTGATAAGTATCGTGCTTTACTGTATAGAGAAAGTCTGATATGTCTTCATTATGATACCAAACATTAGTTGTAGTATCCTTCCAGTCATTAGCATTTACTTGCCAGTTACTCTCACAAAGTCTATAGGCATTTTTATCATCCCCAGTACTGCCTTGTTGTTGTATTGCTTGATACTTCTGAGCATTAGTTGCATTGTTAGCACTTGTTGTGGTGTTATAATAATAAGTACCACCTTGTTTATAATCAGTTACATAAGCAGTTTGCCCCAATCCTTTTTCCCATCTAGTATAAGCATTATAATCGTAAGATGATGAAAAACTGTTCCAATCATTAGGGAACAAGTCAACTGTTGGATGTGCGTCAACTGTTGTTAATAAACTCATAGGTGCGGCTGTTTCATCGCTAAATCTAAATAAAGAATACTTTCTATTGTCAGGTCTTACATAACCCATAGCCTGTCTTCTTCTTAATGCCCCTTCTGTATATACATTAAATCTACCATTAAGACCAAACAATGGTTGAGCACTAGGAACTGCCTCTAGGTTTACATTACCTATACCTTTATTGTTATTTAACAAATCAGATATATCAGCATTATCTGGAATAAGTCCTTTAGAGTTATCTTTTAATGCCTGTGCAATTCCTCTGCTATCTTGATAATCAACAGTGTGATAAAGCATTTTAAATTGAGAAGGACCTTCAACCCCAGCAAAAGGAATCATATGAGTTATCCACCTATGAGGTCTTGCTTCTTGTTTTTGTATTTTCCTTACAACAGCTTCATTGCTAGACTCTTGTTGTCTCCCATCATCTCCATCAAGATATAATGGTCCATATACATCAGCACCATAATATCCAGTATGGTGAGCATTTTCATAATCTGTACATTTAGACCAAGCAGTTTCTTGAGCTACACCACCACTACATATACCACTAGCACTATTAAACCACTGTGGTGGTGTATATTCACAGGTAAAGGCTACTGTTGGATTTTCTCCTGAACTATCATAACCACAAAATTCTAAAGAATGAAGAGTTGGTACGGAGTCTATTCCGTGTGATGTTCTTGGTGGGATACCGTGTTCATTAGTTACTAATGTCCACTTATTCATAGTTGCATCCATTACAGGAGTACTATCATTTGTCCAAGCTGTTTCACTCCAATAGCTTTGTACATCTGTATGGTCTAAAACACCATTGTCTGAACTTATAAACAACCAATACCAGCCCGGTGGTCTAGATGCTTGAGTTTTCATATCTGAAGCATTGTATGGGTGCATAAAGTGCATATCTTCTGGGCTACTATTATAACCTGAAAGATTACTTATTGGGGTTATATCGTCCCAAGTACCACCACCAAGCTCTACATCTGCTATCATTAAATCATCAACAGTACCATCTACTTTCCAAATCCATTCATATTTTTTATTATGATAATCGCTCCAGTCTTTAAAGTTATCTTTACTTCCACTTATTATTACACTTACACCAGTACTACCACTATAACCACTATGACCCGGAGCTTTATGAGGAGCTATAACTATATCGTGGACTCCACTTAAACCTGAAAGTTGAGCAGTTGAATTTTGAATAGGATTTATTATATGAACAGTATTCTTTCTTTGGGGTGTCTGACCAACTTGAGTACTTCCCGATGTATCAAGGTCGAATATATCTACTGAAGCAATACCTTGTTGATTACTTCCAACATACTTCCTTACTATATAGAATCCATCGCAGTAACCATTACCATCTTTTATCATTATATATTTTCTAACGTGGGTAGGTTCTGATTCTAGTTCATATGTAAACTGCTTATCTAGTTCTCTATTATAGAGATACATTTTATTTTCACCTTCATTCTGTATACCCACAATAATTCTTGCATTTTTTGTATGTACTCCACCACCAGCTCTTAAAACAGTGCTTTTATAAAAAGCGTTCCTATCTGGAGTCTCTATAGAAGAAACAAGCTTTTCCATAGCTAATTCAGATTTTAACTGTAAATCAACGCTATTTCCGTCCATTCCTTCAGTCTTGTTGTATCCTAACCATCTAGGGGGTTGAACTTTTCCTTTTGCTATATATAATTCTTTATTTTTATTTTCAAAATCAAGCTGAGTATTGTCTTCAATAGCACCTATAGTTAATTGAGTATTAAGTATACTTGGTTCATCAGAGTCTATTCCTTCAACAACGGCAACACTACCAGCTCCATCAATAGCAATTAAATTTTTATCATCATTTATATCTATGGATTGTAAGTATTTAAATTCTCCTAGTCCAGTAGCGTTGAGTGTGTAATCAGAGAAAGCTTGAAAAGTCCACTGGTCTCCAGCAGTATAAGAAGTTTTAGAAGCTCTAGTAAATTTTATAGAGATACCATTTCTTAAAGTATATGAATTATCTACTGTTATAGCATCACCATCTTCATCCTCATCTCCATCAGCATTAAACCAAGAGGACCAACCGACTTTATAATAGAGGTCTGTTTCATCCTGACCAGCTATTGAAACAGCAGTTTCATCATATGCTTTAGCCGCAGAAACAGCTAACTTAAATGAATTAGCATCTAATCTAATTACATAATATGTTGTACCTGCCTGAATGCCTTGTAATCCCGGATTACTAGCATTAGTAAAAGTCATTCCATACATTCTAAGAGATACACCAGTCTCTAATCCGTGACCATTCTTGGTAAATTTGTTTTGTGAATGTGTACTTGAAACTCCAGTAACAGGAGTAACATCATCAGAATAATATCTCCAAGACCAAGTTTCGTTTCCATTGGTACCGGCTACCTTAACTTGGAACTTTTCATCAGAGGTACCTGAAAAATTACCAGATACATCTAAGTAGGTTCTGTTATTAGGATTTGTATTACTTTGCCAAGCCATTAGTCTACAAGATGTAAATTATTTTTTTGTGTTATTGGATTAGCCGCATATGTAACAGAAGTTGGTCTTGTATATTCTTGCATTTCTATACTAGCAGTAAATCCTGTTCTTTTTAAATAAGAACTTTTAGGAACTCCCTTTAATTCACCCCTTGTTAAAGGGTCTATGTTTAAACTATATGTAGCTGAATTTGCAGGTATATCTAATTCATCTTCTGGATTAGACATTATTCCATTATCAAAATTCTTTATTTCAAATATTCTTTTTGGCATCTTAGTTTCCGTCTATAGTTTTACCCCAGAGTGATGTGACACCATCAATAATATTAACAACGTGGACTGTAAATCTATCGTCTGTATAGTAATCCACAACTGCAAAGGCGTGTGCCCAATTAGTTTTTCTATTGCCCAACCAAGAGTTATTTTCATCTGACATATCCTTTAAACATCCAATACTCCAAGCACTCTTTGGTCCATCAATATGAGTGACTGAGTGCATTTGTAAATCGTGATGATGTCCATAAATTATATTACATCCCAACTTTAACAAGTGGTTTCTTGCGTGAGCTACACCTGCGTAATGGTTTCCGTGATAATACCATAAGTGTCCAAGCTTTAGATATTTTCCGTTTGGATAATACTCGTAACCTCTTTTCTCTAGGAGTAAGGCTTCTTTTACGGAAAGACCTTGAAGATACGGATTCTCTTCTGAGAAGGCGTTTAACCATTGTTCGTGATTACCCTCAAGGAAGTATCTCTCTCTACACTTAGCATAATCAAGTGCTTCATCAATAAGGTCCATTCCTTTGTTAACATCTTTAATGTCATCATACACCCTTGGTAATTGATATTCCAAAGGTGGTCTTTTTTTCTTTTTCCACTGGAAATGGCTGACTGAACCCCATTCACCAGTGTCACCCAAATCCACATAGAAGTCGGGTTTAATTCTTTTGATAGCCTCACATACAACATTTATAGCTGGTCCATCGTGAAGAGGAAAGTGTTTGTCCGGCGTGACGATTCCCCTTTTAACAATATCATTGCCTAATTTGGTAATGTTTCGCATATATTTTCTAGACCTCCTAAATCTATCCATAATTCTGATGCTATTTTTAAGTATTTAATTGTTGTTTTCTTTGTATACCTTAAGTATCTCTCCTCACATTTTGTACATTCCCAGTATAGGACTCCATCTTTTGCACCAATAAGTTCAATCCCTATAACTGTTTCCACAGCACCACAGCAATTACAAGGCGATGGTGCCTTATTAAATCTTTTAGTTCCCTTAAACTCTAACTTATTAAAAATCTCTGTTGGGGTCTCTTTATGTTGAGACGGCTCTCCGGTACCAGCCATACCAATATTTTCCTAGTTTGGGTTTTCTATTAACCAAGTCTGCATAGTATTTTACCCTATAACTCCGCAATCTTTCTTCCTCTAATCCTGACTTTAAAGTATTACTTACAGTCTTTGGACCTATACCACCATCAACAACTGTTTTAATTCCTTTAGCAGTTACTGCTGTTTGTAGTATTTTAACTGCCCTAGATTTACCCATATTCACAACCATATCAAAGTAAATAAGTCGTAATTCTTGAGGTAGCTTTTCTACCTTACCCTTTAGCCAATAGTCTCGATAGTATATATCTTCAACATCTTTTTGAGTAAGTTCCTTAATTGCAAGATGAGGATATGCTTTCTTACTGATTCCCATCATAGTTTCTCCACCCGGGTCATCAGGGTCGTTTACATATCCTCCCTCGTGTTTAAGTATTATTTTTATGGCATTTTTAAATTCCACTACTTTCCCTTAAACATACCCTCAAGTAAATCAGTTACAACATCAACACACTTTTCAAAGAAGATTTGTTCTTTTTCTTCTGATACAAAAGGTATGTCAATCTTTTCATTGATTTTAGTAGCTATCATATCAGCCATCTCATCAGAACCAAGATGTCCCATCATCTCATCTTTCATCTTGTCTGCTTGAGCTTCGGCTAAGTCAACTAACATTTTCTTAAAATCCATATCTTACGACTCCTTTAACTTTACGATTTTCCAATACAAATATACTATATTCATTGCAAACATAATACACATAAGAATGGCAGGGATTATATCTAACCAATATACCAAGCCTTGTGTTGTTGTTAACGCTGAAACTTTTAAACTATCCATAATTAGTGCTTTCCATTTACTCGTGAAAGTGAACCTTTAACTTCACTCACTTGATTATCTAGGTCATTTATTGAATCTCGCATAGCATCAAATTTCCTATCAAGCTTTTCATCTGACTTGTTCCATCTCTCAATTAATTTGATAACCATACCTTCCATATTTTCTAAAGTTTCTGATTGCCCTCTATTCTCTATCTTTAACTTCTCCAGTGCTGAAGCTTGTTCGTTTCCTCTTCTGTTCATAGAGTAAACCATATAAACGAACATACCCCCTACGACACCTATCATACCCGCTTCTGAGTAAACTGCTAGAAAGTCCATATTTACTCCTCATTCTTGGGTTTCATACTTGAAAGTTGTGTAGATAGTTTTGCACCAACTACATTAGCTGTGACAATGTTTTTCTTCTTGTCCTCTTTTTCTTGGCAGGGCTGACACATCCAACTATCATTATTTGATAGTGGCTTATCGCATTCCCCACAATGATTTGGTATAGGCATTATAATTTACTCCGCATTTATTTTTTCTTTTTCTTTAACAGCTTTTGATGCCATTTAAGTTCCTCTTCCATTTGAGCATATCTCTCTTCCTCCTCTTGGATATGCTTGTTTACAAGTTCTGTAATTGTGGTATCAGATTCTGATACTCTTCGTTCAAGGTCTGCAATCCTTTGGATAACAGTATAGTACGAATAAACAAGTCCAGCGATAACCACGCACATCTGAACAAGCCACTTGATGTTAATACTAATAACGGCATTATCATCCACGACAGCCCCACGGTACGACCTTGCCGTTTGAGGTTTGTCAATCAAGCGTCCCCGTCAGTCTCTTTTGGTATATTTCTACCAAGCAAGGTCATTATCTTAGTCCATACAGATTTAAGATTTTCTATCTTTATATCTCCCATTGACTTACCATCAATTTCTGATAACATAGCTTCAAGTTCTTTTTCTGTATCTTCTTTCCACTTTTCTAGTTCTGCTTTTAGCATATAGCCTCCATATCAACATCAATCTTATCATAGTATACTGCATAGTAACCATCATCTTCCATTATTACAGTATCTTTTAATCCCATTTCTAATAAGTCTTGTGCCATCACTCCTTTATAAGTGGTACTCAAGTTATCCTTATAATTGAATAGGTAGATAGGAATGTTCATTTCACTAATTCCAATTCTTTCAATATTGGTCTTCAGTCTTCTATCTGACTTACCGGCAGGTCCCGGTGGTCCCGGTGGTCCGGGGCTTCCTTTAGCTCCAGACGGTCCGGGGGGTCCCGGTGGTCCCGCAGGTCCATCACTTCCGGAAGGACCCGGAGGACCCGGAGGTCCTTGTATACCTTGTGGTCCTGTTCCACCCGGATTACCATCATTACCTGTTTTACCTGTATCTCCCTTTGAACCTGAAGGTCCTGCTGGTCCCGCTGGTCCTGCTGGACCCGGTGGACCGGGTGGTCCCGGTGAACCATCTGCACCGTCATCTCCATCTGACCCCGGTGAGCCAGTAGGTCCTGCTGGTCCTGCCGGACCGGCGGGTCCTGCACTTCCAGTATTACCAGTTGGACCTGTATCACCCTTATCCCCTTTAGAACCTGTACTACCTGTAGGTCCGGGAGGTCCGGGAGGTCCTGCTCCACCATCATCACCATCAGCACCGGGGCTTCCAGTTGGTCCCGGAGGACCTGCAACTGTACTAGCCGCTCCTGTTGGTCCGGGTGGTCCAGCTACTGTACTATCAGCTCCTGCCGGACCTGTTGGACCGGGAGGTCCTGCAACAGTGCTATCTGCACCATCTGGTCCAGTTGGACCGGGTGAACCCGTAGGTCCGGGTGAACCTGTTGGTCCTGTACCACCAGTTGAACCAGTTGGACCTGTTGGTCCTTCTAAACCTTTTAATTGTGTTGTTGTAAAATCTGAATAAGTAAAAGCATCACCTTTTGCTCCAGTAGAACCAGTCGGTCCGGGTGGACCTTGATTCCCTTGTGGTCCGTCTGGACCAGTAGGTCCCGGGGGTCCTGCTACTGTTGATGCGGCACCTGTTGCTCCAGTAGGTCCTGTATCTCCTTTATCTCCCTTAGGTCCAGTTGGTCCTGCAATTCCTTGAGAACCTTGAGGTCCTGTTGGTCCAGCTACAGTTGAATCTGCTCCGGCTGGTCCTGTATTACCAGTGTCACCTTTAAGACCAGTATCTCCTTTGATACCTTGAGGACCAGTAGGTCCTGTGTCCCCAGTATCACCTTTTAAACCTTGTGGTCCTTGAGGACCAGTATCTCCATCATCACCTTTAACTCCCTGAGGTCCTTGTGGACCTGTAGGTCCGGCAATACCTTGAGGACCGGTAGCTCCTGTAGGTCCGGTAGCCCCAGTATTACCTTTAGCACTTAAAACTGACCAATAAGTTGTATTAGGTGGTGTATTATTTTTACTAGCTTTTATACAAATATATGAAGTACCACTATGAATAACAGCATCATCTATTGAATAATCTGTAGAACTACTCCAAGTACCTTCCCATACTAAACCTTCTGGACCTACACTTCCAGTAGGACCGGTTGGACCAGTGGCTCCGGTTGGTCCGGTAGGACCTGTTGGACCATCTGGACCTGTAGGACCTGCTATTCCTTGAGGTCCTTGATTACCTGTGTTACCTTTAATTCCTTGTGGACCAGTACTTCCAGTATCGCCCTTATCACCAGTATCTCCTTTAGGACCTGCTGGACCTGCTGGACCTTGAATACCTTGGGGACCTGTAGCTCCATCGTCTCCGTCTTTACCTGCTGGACCTGTAGAACCAACTGGACCTTGTGCTCCAGTAGTTCCTTGAGGACCGGGAGGACCGGGTGTTAATGAAATAGAATCTACTTCATCAACAATCTCATCAGTTTTTGTTAATAATTTATGTACTAAACTATAAATAGGGCTGTCATCTTGTTCACCCCTAATATCTTCAAATTCTTCAATCGCATTGTCAATATCGGTATCACTCTTTTCTGTGAAATCTCCTTTTGACCTGATTGTTTCAAATTTCTTAACTGCCATTGTTTACTCTTAACTTATATCTACATTTATAACAAATTGACCATCTAAAAATCTATATGTACTACTACTAGGGTTAGTAGTCCTTCTAAAAGCTGGAACAAGTATATCTCCCTTTGCTAATGAAGTGCTGAGACTACTACTACCTAATCTAACTCTATATCCTGTAGTGACGCTACCACTATGAATGCTGATTGCACTTAAACTCGTAGCTGAATTAGTAGGATAGCTAGGCGTTCCTTTTAAAAGCTGTATTACATAGGTTTCTGTTGCACTAACATCTCCAACAAAATAACATTCTTTTAAAGTACAAGCATAAGGAACATATATAAACCCTGAATAACCAACAGCCCAAGTTGAAGCTACAGTAGCACTACTTAATGTACTGCTCCAAGTATGAGAGTTAATACCATAGGTAGTACTAGGATAATACCAGTAATTGTATCTAGTATATAACCTTGCACTGAATTGAAATAAATTGCGTCTTCTATAGGTACCAGTCCAAGACATACCACCACTTTGGTATGAGTTCTTTATAAGTATATCACCAGTATTACCTTGAGGTAAATTCATTTCACTAACGCCAATAGCTCCAGCCGCTATATTCTCTGTATCTACTGCGTCATCTGCGATTTTAGCATTCGTAACTGCATCAGCATTTATTTGAGCAGTTTCAACAGCACCATTCGCCATTTGGGCAGTATCTACACCTTTATTAGAAATGCTAAATGTGTTAGTACTTAATGAAAGACCTGTACCTGCTGAATAAGTAGTTGAAGAAGGCTTGTCCTCTAAATCATCATAGCTAATCCCTGATGTATTACCATCAAATTGTGCATCTCCTTGAAAGGTAGAATCTCCAACTACATCTAAATCTCCACCTATATCAGTATTACTATCTACTGCTAAAGCACCATTTGATATGCTTGTTGTACCAATTCCTAAACCACCGTTTTTAATATAAACGTGCTTGTTAGTACCATCACTACCAAATGTAAAACCAGCTACTGTTTTAGTATTAGCATACATACCCATTTTACCATCAGCATCAAAGGATAAAGCTCTTTCTTTGTATGGAGATGAGTTATCATATATTGCTTCTGTATGTATAGCAAATTGGTCATTATAAGCACTTGGTTGATTAGCAAAGCCTATACAACCAACTTTAGTAGAACCAGTATAAAAGAAAATACGAGATTGATTTCCAGTTCCAGTCCTTTTTAAATCAAGGGTTGCAGTTCCAAGTGGACTAGCACCACCTAGGTTAAAGTGTGGATTTGCACCATTAACTTCTACCAAGGCTGTACCAGTATTATCACCCTCTAATACTATTTTAGAATCTCCGTTTGAATCTTGTTTAATAGTAAAGTTACCTTTACAGTTAACAGTACCATCAGATAACGCTTGAAATTCATCTTCTTTAATTTTTAAATCACCTGAAGAGTTTACAGCAAATGGATATTTCCCAGTGTTAGTATCTATAGTTCCAAGAAATATAGAACCACCTACCATACTTATATTAGCATTACCATCTACAGCATCCTTAGCGTCTTTAGCTCTTGATTCAACTGTAGAGGCGGCAGTACCACCTATTTTACCAGTAAAGTTACCATCTGATGGGTCAAATATATCTGTACCATCAGACTTCTGTAGCTTACCTTTAAATTCTCCACCAGAACCGAATTTGGTATTATCTACATTTCCTAAACCTACATCTGTTTTAGTGGGTTTATTATCGGTTCTATAGAAATCAGTTATAGCTTTACTGCCAAATGTTCCTGTAAAATTTCCATCAGAAGGGTCAAATACAGAAGTACCATCAGATTTAATAAGTTCTCCTTTGAACTTACCACTCGAATCAAATTTGGCATTATCTATATTACCAAGACCGACATCATCCTTGTCTGGTTTATTAGAAGTATGATATACATTAGACTTTTGGACACCATCCCAAGTACCTTGAAAGTCTCCGTCAGCCCTTTGTAATTTTTTCCAGACTTTAGCCATCTACTACTTCATTCTCTTCTTCTAAAACCCAATCAGGGTCTGCTTTAGCGGCATC